CAGACCCACATCCAATCATCCTGTTCTCCACCCATCTCCGCGCTCCCGTCCTCATCATCTCCGCAACTGCCCACACTCTTAACTACACCTTGCTAACAACCCCTTGTCCACATACTGCCTGCCGCCACTGTACACACCACCTGTTCTACCATCCATCGCCACTGTACCACCACCTTGCCTACACCCTTGCTCGCAACTGTACCCATGCCTGTCTCGGTCTCGCTACCGCTCGCCCTCAACCTGTGCTCCGCTCCCTGACGGTCGCTACGGTCCCCCGCCGCCTGGCTACCATATGCTCACTTGTATACTGCTACTCAGCCACTGCTATCTGCATACTGTTCACATGTCTGTCTGCACTACTGTGCTCACCCTGCTACAGCACCCCGACTACCGTCTTGGGTTCAGCCCCTGTGCTCACCACTCTCCATCATTCTCACCTTCTGTGTGTCACCCCAGTCACCTGCGCTACCACCAGTCCCTTACGCGAGTCCACTCTCACTCCCTGCCGGTTCCACCACCCTTACCGCTCGCTGACGCTCGCTCACAGGGTGGTTCCACCGTTGGTCGTTCCCGTTCCCTCGCTTGCGGTCCTGGTGTCTGCTTGTCCTGTGTGGTTTCCCTTGCTGGTGAGTCTCCGCTCGCTGACGCTCGCTTACCGCCTCACCCCAATGGTCACCTGTTGCTCGCTAAGCGCTCGCCCACACATCATGCACCACTACTTGCCAGCACTCCCCTGTACGCATACATGTCAGCATTCTTGCATCCATGCTTGCCGCCAGTTCTGTCCACACCATGCTTACAGTACTTCATCCAGTCCTGCCAGCATGACGCTGCGTGCATAGTTCACCAGATACGGCAGTCACCCCAGCCACCAGTACAGCATATATGCACACATAAAGGGGGCGCACTAACTATTGCAAAAACACTTAGGGCTGAGATCCACATCATTCAAGATGCTTCACTCAGCCCTAAGTGTGTCAATTAACTTGTAACCAAAGGAGGTGTAATGTGTATATCAGAACATTTCTACCTCTAACTCAGAGATGTCATAATCCCATATTTTATCAAATATAAGAGACTTTGTTTTTGCGTCCATAATGTCTATGTCCATTCTACGACCAAGATGGAACAGATCGCACATACCAAAAAATTTAATGTATCTTGTGTCTGGGAATGATACTACTGCAAATGTCCTAATTTTAAATATTGGTCTCTTGTACATAATAGTTCCATCAGGGTAGACATTAGCACAACCAAGATCAAGCTTATTCATTTTTTTACGCAACTCCATATAAAAGATGTTTTTTACTGACACACCTAATATCAAATGAACTATGCAATATCCTGTTACCAGAACGTAAGCGCATACAATCAAATACATACCTACCTAGTATAGTCATGACAACAAGTTAGTAGTCAACATCTGTAGACATCATAATTTACAAGAACTTCACTACAATGACACAGCAATGTTTACAGGTATTTAAGAACATCATAAGATAGGTGTTAATAGGTACAGGCGGTCAGGTCAAGTAGTACATCAACACAACTGAGTGCTTACACCTGTAAATGTATGCGCTTACACATAAGACAGAAAAAGACAGGGGTCACAGAGAGGATAAAAAAAAAGAAAGACACTAGACACATTCCCTGTGCCATCTCATTCCTCATCCATCCATCATTTTCTTTTCCCTCATCCCATCCCACCACTCATCCATCATCCCCAGCCATTCCCCATCGCATTCCTCTCTTGCCATCATCCCTTGTTGACAGCCCAGGCGTCGCCACGGCCAGTGTGAGACCACGGGTAGGCCGCCTAGGACGTGAGTGCCTGGCGGGAGGATTTGGGTGGGTCGTGGTGTGCACTAGGGCGGGAACGGCCCTGGCTGCACGGTGGGTGAGGCTTGATGCACGGGTGGAACGGCCCGGCAATCACGAGGTGTCCTAAGGGCGAGTAGCCATAATGGGGGTCTGCTCTCGTCAGGGGTGGCCTACCTGCACGAGCGGCACATGGGGTAAAGTGTAGTCAAGGGGTCGCTGCTGCTGGCGAGCCCCTACTACCGCCTAGGTCATCCGAGGAACGGCGCTAGTGTCCTGGAACGAGGGTACAGGGTGTCGTCACTCTCCTGTCGGGGTGGACTCAACGTGGGCGAGTAGTCCAGTGTTGCAGGAACATACTTGCGACCATTACCACAGGCCGTTAGCACTACCACACGCTCATTCATCACACACTCACTCACCTCTCGCGTTGATGCACTTGCCGGTGGTTCTTGGTTGCTTGTTTTGGTTCCTGCCTTTGCGCTTTCTTTTTGACCTGTATGGAAACGCCCTATTTCCTAGTTCAACTATGCTATATCCTGATATTATTACTGTCAGTAGAAAGAGTCAGATAGAGCATAGTTGGCTCGACGGAGAAGAAGCACGATGATGCAAAGAAGAAGGATTATTCCACCCGGATCACGTATGTCACAACAAAATATTACACCTGGTAGACAGCCAGTCAACACTGTTCCTGAGAGCAAGAACGATGACGACTTTCTGTCTGAGATCATGAGTGATGACGATGGTTACTCTGTTGAAAAGCCGTCTAACGATGTAAAAAAGCCATCAAAAAATACTGTTGAAGCACCATTAACAGACACTAAAAACACTTATGAATCAGACACTGGAAATGGTGACAAGCGTCGCAAGAGTGGCAAGAAACAAGACCCTTACCTCTACAGTAACATCCGTGAGAGCAAGCACAGTAGAGCACGACACACTCAAAGAGACATCGAGGTTCTTGAACTTGTTGCTCTGTCAGGTATCGTATCATACCGTACCATTCAGGAGTACATGGGTCACAAGTACAGTTCAAGCACCTACAAACTCATTCAGAGACTACACAACAGAGAACTTGTACAGATGAGTATTCCTCTTGGTCTCAGGAGTCTTAAAGGCATTTGCCTGACCAAGTACGGACGTAAGATCGTCAGAGAGAACGCTGGTAGCGGACTCGATCCTGACTGTATCAAGATTTTCAAGAAGTCAGATTTTGATAGTGTTCTCAGGACAGGGTACCTGCACTCAAAGATGGGTGGTAGTGAGCACTCTCTAGTTATCGCTCATATCATTGCCATCGAGTCACGTCGTTTAGGTGTCAATCCATCTATCTTTTACAACGAGAGATGGATGGAGAAGAACTGTACAAGTGGCGAGAAGGACGCCTCAATGAGGGTTCTCAGGCACCGTCAGGCTATGATGAAAGCCATTAAGATTCTTACAAGCGATCCTAATAGAGACGACATTCTTGAACAGTTCCCGGCTCTGTGGGTTCCTCACGCCAACGACACAGACCCTAAAAAGAGCGAGAGATACAAGAACTATCACCAGCCAGACCTCATTCTACGCATGGACAACAGAGATGAGGGCTATGTTCCAAGGTCTATAGCATACGAGATTGAGATCAGTGGAAAGTCAAACAAGGAGATTCAACAGGTCCTACGTACATGGGCTTGGAGTGGTTGGCTGTCATACGGAGAGGTCAGGTACATCACCGGAACAGACAAATTAACAGAGCATGTACGCAAGAACATCGCTGCTGTCGCTGATGAGTTTGAGCACCTTAAGACACAGAACAAGCCTAGATCCTTTGAGTGGTTCTGCTATAGTGAGGGCGCAAAGTTTCTCAGAGAACGGTTTACTATTGTGTCTATTAAGGATGTTGCACCCGGTCTTGACTACACGGAGGACCTGCAACAGTTCTACCACTACAGGTTAAAACCATACAGTTCTGACAATGAATTGATTGATGATGAGAACTATGTCAGGACCCCACATCACGTTTTTGTTAGAAACAAGAAGGAGTGAGAGCCTATAAGAAAACATAATACAACCGGTGTGGCACGGGCGTTGGACGGATTGGAAACCTGTCTGGCGCCCAATGTGCTTTCATGTATAGATAGGTAAAGGTGAGAACACAACTGCTGACACACCTATTGTTAATGATGTTCTTAGTCTGCTTGAATGATGTTCTCTTAACGTACATTCTCTGTCTGAACATCTGTTCTCATAATGCAACCTGTATACTCTCTGTAAAAACACTGTGAGAGTGGGTAATGCAAGGCCAGCGGGGGAGTCTCGGAGCCGACCAACCCGGGGGAGGATACCCCCTATTAAACACAACTTTGTCCTAACAAATTAACCCTATTTTTGTGTACATGGATATTATCACAGGGACTAAACAGGAGTCAAAGATGACACAATTCTCTTTCTATCATGGCCGCAACCTGACTATCGTAGATACTTTTACCGATGAGTCATTTGTCAGCAACTCACCCTCATACACCATTGGACTCAACGGTTCAGTCAGTGGTTTCATAGAGGTTGAGACAACCGGACACGAGTCTTTTATCAGTACATTAACAGAGAACTCACACTTCATCAGGTTCTGCAACACTGACAACTCACGTGTCTACGGTGCCGTTGTATCAGGTGCAAGAACAAACAAGAACATATGCCACATCGACTTTGTTGGTGCAATGGAGTACCTTGACAAGGTTGATGCCATAGCGTCACACAAGGCTGCCATCGAGTCTGGCGCTGCCTCAAACGACGACAAGTCATGGATCAAGACGTTCTACTCAGACTCCCCGGTGGGGGTTCTTTTTGAGGTGATGAGGAACAATGAGGCAACCATGACAGCACGAGGATACAACTCATCACTGTTCAACTACCATCCTCTACGCGACTCAATAGAGTCAACATCAGACCAGAACTGGGAAAGATCCTATCGTCTGAACTCAATGGAAGCACCTACTTTAAAGACAATCATCAACGATGTTCTTGGTGATCAGGGTATGCAACTGTTCCGTATCAGGGTCTCACCAGACTTTAAGCAACCGTTCTCATTCATCTTTGAGGTCGTCAAGTCATCCACTCTCAGGTCTTTCAACGAGGCAACAGACCCAGTGTTTGACATACACAGAGATGACAACAGCACGGTCAGACGAGCATTCAGCATCGCAAAAGGAACAGATCTCATTGACCGTACAGTGGTTGAGAGAGTTGGTTTCAGCCCATCAGTAGCCTACTCATCATCAGTCGTGTCATCACCGTCAGAGAGATCCGCAAGTGTCCGTAGGCTTGCTGAGTCAGACGTTGTATCCAAGTCTGCTGGTTCTGGAACACTGTCTTTCAAGTCTTACTCGGACTCTGTTGACCCTCTTGACTTTGTGACAATCGGTTCAGATTTCATGCCATCAGTGTCAGGTGTTGTCATTGAGAAGTCTGTTGAGGGACAGGTGATGGAGTACAAGTTACAGGTAGGTGAGTTCCAGAAGTTCAATGCTGCTGTGCAACCGTCATCAGGTGGACTTAAACGAGTCATTTTCAACCCTCTGAACTCTACCTCTGCACTAGCCTCACAGACTGCTGGACGTCTACAGAACTCTACCGGATGGAGGTCATGAATTGTCTGTCACAGCATACTCATACATCTCTGCCGACCGTTCCGAGGGATACATCAACCTTGTCTCAGACACCAAGTGGACGACAACAAGTTGGACCGCTGAGGCTCTGACACTGGATTCTATAGCCGACTACTCATTACTGAACGACATGTTCTTAGGGTCGTCAAGTCTCTCAGATGATGGTCTAACATTGTCAATCACAGTACCATACCCACCTGAGAGACTGCTCTTAAAGGTCGGTTCATTTGCCAAGATCTTCTTTTTCTACTCTGGTTCTATCGGTCACTCAGATGTTTTCTCAGTCGTCACAGACCTTACTATTAACGCCTACCCTACAAGAATAAAAGCAAAAAACGCTCTTGCACTGTTCAACGGATCACCAGTCATCAGGTCTCAGATGTCTTTCAGAGCGGTACTAATCGACTCTGGTAATGTTATCGGATACATGCCTGGTCAACGTTTTACACGTGTCACATCACCACAACTGTCAACCGGAGGAGTCATCTTTCCTCTCGTCTACTGGATCAACAGACCAACATCTCAGACACAGTTGTCCTTCACCTGTGACCTGAACGACAAGGTTGTCACCTACCCAGTAGCATACAACGGCAACGTGTTCACCTCACCAGTATCCTCGCATCTGAGACAGACAACAGGACTGGAGTTCACTATCGACAGGTCAATGACCTCGTTCTACAACTGCGAGGAGAGTTAGATGATCCTATCAGCAACATCATGGAGAACAAATTTCTTCTGGTCAATCACTGTCACATGCACCACAAAACCAAAGACCTGCACCATTACTCAGGGCTCAGTTAAAAAGAATGTCACGTTCAGAGTAGTCAATGATCCAGTGTTCAAAGGCGTCTTCAACGTATCACTGTCAACACCGGTAAGACCTGGAAAGTTCACTGTATCGTTGAACTCAGAGACTCGCAAACTTGTCTTTGGTGACGGTGAGAGCAACCAAGACAACCAGTCATCAACCACATACATCCAAGCAAAGTATGACGGAGACGACCTCATTCTGCCTGCCTGCGACCCATCAAAACTCTCTGTATCAATCACTCGTCTGGACACTGGAGAGTCACTGCACATGGAGAGCGACTACAGTAACCCATGGTGGAATGCCATGGGTTCCAGTTATACAACAACCATTGACGGTGTTGAGATGCCACATATCTACCTGTCGTTTAATGGTGGTAACGTAAGATTCCTGTCATCAAAAGAGACTGGACTGTGGACCGGACTTGGTTCAGCAAGGTTCCCGTACAGAGTGATCGTCAACGGTGTGTCACGTCTAGGACCGCCTGATGATGACATTTCAATGGTTATTCCAGACAGGTTCTACAACTCCGTCTACTACTACGACTTCAATACGAGGTGACATAAAATGACAGTATCAAGCATCTCAAGATGGGTGTCTACAGACGGATCAACAGGGTACATCTCATTGGAATCAGGTAGCGCTGACACCATAATCCTCTACCGCAACGACGGTTCACAGGTGTCATGTCCGCTGTCCTCTACTGATGGATCACTGTCCTACAAGGTTCCATCAGGGTATCTCAGTGAGTCATTTGACCTGCTGTCAGGTGACTCAGTAGTTGTCAGGTACAGGGTTCCGTCACACAAGTCAGCACCCATGAATACCGTACCACAACGAGGTCAGGTGCCATCAACACCTCTTGAGTCACGAGTAGTAGAGAACACAGTGTACCGTGTATGGCGTCACTGGTACGCTCACACTCAGGCCACAGGACACACAGTTCCACACAAAGTGACTGTCTCAAACGCTATCCCATGGGCCGCGAGCGCATACCAGTCAACCAGAAAAGTCGCTGATAATCATGTGTTTCACTCATGCTTCAAGCCTGAACCAGCGACCAGAGACGACGTGAACAAGGCTCTCAGTGACCCCGTTGCGCTCTACGATGGTGACCGTCTAGGTAAGTGCCTGTACGTCAAGGACGAGGACAAGATTGTTGTTCTACTGTCTGACAGACGTGCTGCATGGACCTTAGAGATGAGCCGATCAGAGTTCATCACCTATGACTTCAACCTAAAAGCGACAGATACATACACCAGTGAGATAGTCTCAACACAGATGCATATCAAAGGATCTAGACCTCACCCAGGTATCGATCACAACAGAGTTGACACATTAGAGTATGTTGACAAAGACTCAATCTCATACATCAAAAAGCCTCGTGACGCCAGCATGAGTCAGTTCAGTAAAGACATTACAGATGTAGATGTTCCTGTTACAGGACTTTCTGTAGCGAGTAAAGGACTCAACTCTGATGTCTCTCGTGGTTGTATCTACGACGCAAGCGACAACTTTGCTCGCCTTTCTTAACCACTTCTTTATCATTTTACTATAACTAGGTCGGTACACAATATGGAAATGAACTATACCTGCAACCTGACTGACATGCTCTCTGGACAGTCTTTTGACGTACCAGAAAAACCCGAGTTCACCACCTACACCACCAGGTTCAAGGTCAAGCCGGGTGTTAAGAAAGTAGACGTGTCATGCTTTGAGGACGCTGGAATGAAAGTCACGGGGGTGTGCTACGGTCTTGAGAACACTGTCTCAACATCACTTTCAGGTGACTGTGGTGAGTACGTCACAGTGTTCTCGTCAACAGATGAGTTTCAGCCAACCTTCTCTCGTGATGACCTGGTATCAAGGTTTCTAAGTAACATCGACACTCTTATTGACCCTCTACCAGAGTGCTTCCGACTACTCGACAACGCTGAGATCACTATTGACAACCCTGACTTCAAAGCACCTAAAGGTATCTTTGATAACGCTGACTCGATGCCAACTTTCAAAGGATCGACGTTCAAGGTAGCCCCAAGAATCTTCTCTGAGGCTGCCATGAAAGAGATGATGGTCTTTCCTCCGAGGTATGACTCAAACAGAAAGAACAATGAGATCTATGCTCCGTTCAAGGACTGCAAGAACTTAGAGAGGATAGAGAACCAGGGTGAGTTTTCAGATCTCCTTGTCTATCTTGGTCCGTGTGACTTCACTCTCTACGACAAGGATGGTTTTGGTGACCTGTCAGGATACCCAACAGGTGGTGCTCCGGTACAGGTCAACTCATACGTCAACGCCAGAAAGGTTCACCTGGGAACAACTTTTCCTATCTATGATCCAAAGAACCTCAAGATCAGCATAGACCACATCAATGTTGACGAGGTTGTCGTTGACGCTCAAGGAACAGTCAAACTTCCTTTTGGTGGTATCGACTTCAAGGGACTTGACATGGATACTCTTATCATCCATGAACCAGTGTTCAAGGTAGATCTTCCCCTACAGCAAGAGTCTGACAGGAACATGATCTGGACATGGGGCTCTCTTGGTATCAGTGCTCCAAGGTCATGCCGTATCCTACACAACCTCCATATGATCTGGATGAATATGTCAGTTGAGCACGGTAGAACACCTGTTGCAACACCAAGATCTCTTAAGACAAGGTTTCTCTACGACTGGGGATCCAACCTGGAAAAGACTCTGAAAAACACAGACCTTCTTCCTGGACTCATGCCAAAGACACCAACAGGTCTTGTCGAGATCGAGAACTACTACACCAAGAGAATCGTCAAGAACACTGAGGACATAGATCCTGTTGAGACGATCAGAAAGTACGACCTTAACAGCAAGAGAACTTTCAGGGACCAGACAGAAAAATACTTCTGGTACAAGCAAGCGACAGTCAAGGGTGCATGGGACGAGAACTTCTTCTTTCCTAGCGACGCAAGAACATTCTCATACGACAATGAGCCGTACAGGTGTGTCACAGACCTTGACGAGAAACCGTTTGCGTACATGATTGAGCCTCTACCAGACACCGTTGAGACTGTCACCTACTACGGTGCTATGCTCTATGCTCACCAGGAACTTGCTGTAGACGTCAAGGTACCAGCCATCCCGTCGAGCGTAAAGTACCTGGACGGATGCTACAAAAAGATGTTCATGTGCACAACAGGCGTACCAAAAGAGATTCCGTCAGGAAAGTCACAGACCAGGATAGTAGTCATCTGGTCCGCTGAGTCACACACGACACCAGACATCAGAATGATCGTCAACCCTGACAGGAACTACAAGGGAAAGTTTGCTGAGTTCCTGTCAGAGAAAAAGGTTGTCGCTAAGGGCGGTACAGCAATAGTTCTTCACCAGGACGAGGGCTACGACGGTAGTACTGCCGATGTACCAGACGATGACAAGTATCTCGTTGGTGTTGGTAAGGCAAAGAATTGGGGTGAGTTCTACGACATAGTTACCAAAGAGTATGGTACAGCAAGTGCTGAGGACTGGAGAGTCAAGACGTCTATCATCATGGAGCACTCAGATCTTGCACCAAGAATCAATGGCGGTTTTCAGGCTGGATGCTTCTACAACTCATACATCGACCCGGAAAAGGTTGACTGCTATGTACCGTGCAAGCAAGCATCAGAGTCAGAGTGGGGTAACTACATGGAAACAGTTGTTCTCCAGACTGGTGTGTCATACAACACCAGAGGACCTGTATCCTATAAGGGTAGGATTACTCTGCCGGTAGGATACGACCTTGAACCTGTGTTCTCACAGGGAACCAAGCAAGTAAATTTTTATGTCATGACATCTTTTATCGACTACAGTAAGTCCAACCTTGACGGATACTACAGGTATCACCTCGACAAGATTCCATTCAGTGGCTCACCAAGAAAAGCGTCGGACTACAACTGTACTCTACCGTATTACCGGACAATGGATGACAGGTTTATCAGAGCCCCAAAGAAACAAAACCATGATACAATAGACTACATCAAGGACTTTGCTAAGAGCCACGGAATCTCACAGAATGATGATGGTGGTATCCATAACTCAAACTTCATCGGTAGTGGTTGGACATGGAGTGTTGATGACGACAAGCCGATTGACTACAAGTTTGTCTATCCACCTATGGCGTGGAATATTATTGAATACTCTCAGGGCTCATGGGGAAATGAGGTGAGAGGGTTCTGGTTCTATGGAACATACAAGATAAACGATAAGGTCTATGCTCCGCTGAAAAACTTTCCCAGCAGAGATGTTGGTAATGGAGCACCATGGATAGCAACTAGTGGTAGTAGAGCCATGTTTGACATACTCACACACACAAAGGAACCACTTAAAAGAGACTTTAAGTTCCAGTCACCGATAGTCATTGACTCAGCGATGCTGATGTCCAAGCCAAATGCTGAGTACGACATCTCAACTCACGACAAGAGGACGTCTGTACTCAAGTACCTCAGCGACAAGGCATGGGGATATGAGGATCTGTAAGGTAAGGGTCTCTTAGATGTAAGCACATACATATAAGAGATTGCAATAACATAACAATAATGCACCTGGGTTGGCAAGAGAGCAAGAGACCAACCCAGGTGCAAGACTTTTTGTTGTGATGTATTTTATGATGCCGACTTCAGGTAGACCTTGACTCTTACAGGACCTTTACGTCCCCACTGATCCAGAATCTCTATCCTCTGCAACTGGCACGTATGAGATGTCGGATAGTTTGTCGATACAGTCAGGCTACCGCTCGTCAGTGTGGCAAGGATGTGGTTGTATGTTCCTTTTAGATCCTCCTGGCTCCACGGCCACACAGTAATCGCTATGGTCAGGGTGATGTCTCTACCTGAGAACCTTGGTCTTGGTGGTAGAACAGTACCGTTAGAGAATGTCCTCTCAACCGGCTTGGCGTCATTCTCTCCTGGTGTGAGAATACCTGACGCCTCCAACAGTACCGTGTGAGCGGTAGGTGACGGTGCCTTCTTTCCTGTGACGTCAACAGGAACAGTGAAAGAACGTCCTGCTCCGTCAACCTTTACGTAGTCATATGGTGCTGCCACTTCTCAATCACCTTGCTCTTCTTAGAATCTCGTTTGTCACGCTTTGGTTGCTTGTGCTGATGTTGTATGTGCTGTTCTGGTTGTAGACTGATGATCCGCCGTTACCAGCAACAGCCAATGATCCTGGTGCCTGGAACTTCAGGGTGAATGTACGTGAGTTCACCTGAGACTGAACAGAATCTAGTAGAGACCTGACCTCACTGAGAACCTGAGTCTTTGCTGCACCCACGCCGGACACCATTGCGCTGCTGAATGATGTCATGATCTGTGTACCGGCACTGTATGCCTCACCAGAGATCTGAACCCACTGGGACGGCATCTGCCTGATGCTCGATGTCACTGTGGCGAGTGAGTTGCCGATAGACACAATCTGAGCCAGAACACTGTCATCCCCAGCAACAGAGTTGACCAGCGTAGCACCAACGTTAGCAACAGCCAGACCAATCATCGCCAGTGACAGAGCACCAATGGATGCTGAGAAAGCCAGGATACCTGCTGCTGCTGCGAGTGCTCCTGCACCAGCACTGACACCTGTAGATGAGAATGTTGAGAGCAACAGGACAGATGAGTCGATAACCAGTGCTGCACCACTTGCCACTGTTGACGCGATAGCGGTAACACTCTCAGTCACAGTTGACAGGACAGTAGTGAATGCCACCAGGAACGTTGTCGTCAGGAACGAGATGATCGGCTGGACCACCTTGAACACCGCTGACAAACCACCAGAAAGTAGCACTGCTGCCTGAGACACACCTGCTGCGATAGACACAAACCCAAACTGAATCGTTGAGATGACATTCTGTGTCACGTAGGCAAGAGTGTCTGAGAACTGCTGAATAGACTCATTAATACCAAGAGCGGTAACAGCCTTCATGACTGCTGCTGCTGCAATGATAAGTACAGACACAGCCGCAAGACCAATCAGTGCCTCAGGTGCCGCCTTGCTTGCTACCTTACCAATCGTTGCCAAACCGTTAACCAGAGATGTGACACCAGTAACAGCAACATCAATGACTGTAGTGACAGCCTGTGACGCGACAGAACCAAGACCAGTGATGACCTTACTGATGACGTTTGTCACACCATCAATGAACTTCTCGATGCTCTTGGTCTGCTTGTCTCCGCCCTCAGTTGATGATCCAACACCTTTAAAGAAACGGATCATCGCTATGATAGGCTTGGTCAGTTTACCTCCGACAAACAGGACACCAAGAGTTGTAGCCAGAGCAATGGTTGCTCCCTGGTGCTCAGCAAACCACTGGGCAACGTCACCAATCCACCCAAGAACACCCTGAGTAAAGTCCGATGTGATGACTGTTGCGAGTAGTCCAGCAACATTGATGAGTAACGGCGCTACTGCTGCTAAGGTATTGGCTGCCGTATCAATACCAGAGACAACTGTGTCTGCCAGCCATGTACCAAGGCTCACTCCACTAAGACCACCGCTTACGCTAGAGAGAGCGTTTGACACAGCACTGACTACTCGTCCAATGGCGTCACCAATCTGGTCTCCCTTAGAGATAATCTCAGTCACAAAGTCTGTTGCGTTACCAAAGATGCTCTCAATAAAACCAGAGAGGTTAAATCCTTTAATCTTAGACGGGTCAATGTTACTGATGACCTGAGAGATAGAGTCTACCGCCTTAGACATCTTGTCACCGATAGTCTCAAACAGGTTTGTCCCACCAAGGTTACTGGTGATCTTGCTCAACAGGTTACTGAACGAGGTTCCCAGTGACTTGAAAGAGTTCTGTAGCAAGTCACTGCTGGACACCATCTGAATCATTGATCCGCCGAGTAGTCCAGCCCTGAGCGTCACACCACCAAACAGTGAACCGATAACAGGAATCTGAGAAAGCAACCCAGAACCAAGAGCAAGACCAACACCTGCTGCTGGACCTTGCAACCCGGACAGTGACTCCCTGAACTCCCTGAGTTTTGCAACGACTCTGGTGATTGTAGAACCAACCTTGTCAACACTGCTCAGTGAACTCGTAAACCTGTGAACCACACCACCAATACGATCCATACCACTGGCAAGAGTCGTCTGGATGAGGTTGACAGCGTTACGCCAAGCCGGGTTTGACTGTAGATCCTTTAGTCCCTGTCTGACTTCAACAAGCATCGGACCCATACCCTCAGTAATGGGTCTCCAGATGTCACCACCAATCTTTGCCGCCTGAGCCTTGACGTTTGCGTAAGCCTGTTTCAGGTTCAGTGAGGCATAGAGAGCCGAGTCAAAGTTAATTCCGTTGATGGCGTTGTTCAGGTCATCAAAAGAGAGTTTAGACTCAGAGGCCATCTTCTTGATCTCAGCACCAGTCTTACCAGTACTCTTCTGTAATGCGTCAAGAATAGGAACACCAGAGTCAATAATCTGTACCAGGTCCTCCCACTGGACAACACCTGCTGATGCGTTCTTGGTCATCAGGTGTGCCATCTCACCAAATGACCTACCAGAGATGTCAGCGAGTTTAGCGGTACTGGACAGGACGTTCTGTAGATCATCACCCTGCTCAACACCAGCCGACAGGAAATTGGCTGCCGCATTGACGGACTCGCTCATAGAGTACGCGGTACCGTCAATAGACTTGCTCGCAGTATCCATGATGGACTGCAACTGCTGAGCGCTGTAACCCAGAGCCGACAACTTTGCCTCTGACTCATTGAGTGACAGTGCTCGTTTCAGACCACCACCAGCAACCGCTGCTGTAGCCGCTCCAACAGAACCAGTAAGAGCGAGACCTGCCGCCTTGGATCCAGCCGTCAGTGTCTCACGCCATGCACGACCAGCACTCACTACAGCCGAGTGCAACCCACTGGTCATGAACCTACCAGCACCAGCAAGAGCACTACCAACCTTTGAGGTCAGACCAGATGGATTGATGGACACACCTGACAGACTACGACCAATAGCGGCGTCAAGTCCTTTTCTGATCGACGGTGTTGCTGCCTGTACCTGCTTCTCAAGTTGAGACGACATGTCCTTCAGGGACGGGATAACACTCACATACGCTGAGGCTATCTCGTACTTCTTGCTGCCCTTCTTCTCTGCCATCTCTTCATACCCTCTTTGGTACTAGATCCTGTCTTGTAAAACTGTTACAGTATTGTTACTGCTTACGTGAACCGCTCAGCATCATCCTGGTAGATGTCCTGATAAATCGCCTGAACCTCTTCAGGGGTGTACTCCCTGTCATCATCAGGTCTATCCATCTCTACCTCAACACCCTCAGGAATCATTGGCTTAGGCTGGTTGATACCGTTCTGAGCGTCCTTTGTCTCAGCGTAGAAATTAAGTCTTGTGTAGTACTCGACCGACAACAGGACACGAGAGTTCCAGTCCATGTATTCAAAGCCGTTACGTTCCTTGAACAGTCTTGAACCCTGAGTCTCATACAACTGTGCTGTCAGACCAACTACTCTTTCCCAGTTGTCATCCAGCATCTCGTACAGGTCCCGATGGTAGATGGACAGAAAGTCAGCATCCAGCACACCACCGGGCTCACCGTACTCCTCGATGTCATTGACGGCTGAGAGTAATGAGGTTATTCTTTTGGGAGTTGAGCATCAGACTCGCCAGAGATGAAACCCATCCACTGGCTGATCGTCAGACCATCGTCATCATGTTCCTCTGACCACTCCTCAACCTGGTCACCTGTCCTGTACCCAATACCCTTCTTGATGACGTCAACGATAGCCAGAGCCTTGTCAACCATAACTGTTGCCTTGGACTCGTCAGCATCATCATCACTGACAGAGTACTCCTCATCAATCTTTGCAAGTTCCCTGACACAGCGTAGGAATCTTACTGATCCCTTGTTGTACGAGAAAGACTTGTGCTCACCATCGCTGGCCTCAAGTCTTACGAGTGTGACGTCACCCTTCTGCTGGATAGTAACCTTCATTGTCTCAAACCTCTCTTGCTTGTCTCTTAGGTTTTTTGTGTGATTATTGTTGTGGTTCATCCGGTGGTGGGTGTGTTGTAGGTTTGGGTTTCACCCACCACCGGAGAGTCATTGTGTGTCAGGCGACGTCAAACAACTGCTCAACAGCGTTACCGTTCTTACCAGTCAGAACGGTGTAGGTAACCTCACGTGAAATCAGGGCGTCGTTGACCAGCTTCTTGTCACCGCGCTTGGCAAAGGTAACGTGACGGTAAATCTCACGGACCCTTGTACCCTTGATCTTGTAGTCGATAATGAAACTCTTGTCTGACGGGTTAGCGTCACCAGAGATCTTCTTGATCTTGTCACCAGTAGCGTTGGCTGTGATAGCGGCGTCAGCGTAGACGAGCTTCATAGCGGCTGGACGCAACATCTCAAGAACAGACAGAGTGATCTTGTCTGTTGCTGTAGCGTCAGCAGAGTCAAAGGTGTTACCGTTAAAGTCCTTGTAGGTCTCAGGGTCCTTTGCGTCCGAGGCGACAGTGACACCATCAGTCGTGATAGCACCTGCGTTAGTGAACTTGGCACTCAGGTCAGAGGTGGCTGTAACAGCGTCAAGGTCCTCCTGGTCAGGGGTTCCGTACCACAGGATACCGACACGCTTGTCCACCGGCTTAGCAAGACCACCGTTGTTGGTGTTAATGTTCTGGTCTGCCATGATTATTGTCTCCTATAATGTATAGAAATATTACTCTGTGTATGTGATTGTGATACCCAGTTGAAAACAGGAGTACTTTCCCATCGGCGGTATCTCAGAACCACTTGTCGTCTCAGCGTCAGAAACAAGGTCGTCTGTGTAGTAAAGGTCCTCAACGACCTCAGCAACCTTGTCCGACAGAACTGACGCCGACTCCAGTCCCTTGGAACTAAAGCATGTAATCAGAAACCTGTATGACCGCTCAACCATACTCCTGTTGACGTCATCACTCTGACGAGCCATCGACGTCCTGACCACAAGAGCAAAGTCTGTAAGCGCTGACACCTGAGTCCTTGACAAATCAGGTAACTCTGTGTAAGCGCTGACACCTGAGTCTTTCAACGCCTTGATGACTGAACGTTCTGGCGAGATAACTGCCATGACATCTCACCTGCCTACCGGTCTACCACCGGCTGACTCGATAGCGCGCTCAAGAGTTCCGTACACCCTGTCAGCACGACCATAGTTTGTCACACCGACAGTACGACGATAACGATCGTGCGGTTTACCAATCTCGTTAAACACATCTTGATCGCCAGACTTCTTGACGTGACCCTCTTTTCTTTTAGAGTCTGTCGCTGAGATTGCTGACGGAACCTGCTCCTCAATAATCTGTGCAACCTCGTCAACAGCCTCACGGATCTCAGTAGACCTCTTCAGAAAAGCGGCAATGTTACCTGACTTTAAAGAAATCCTCACAGTATCGCTCATCAGTCAACCACCTCACACAGAACCTCACGATCCCAGACAAGAGGTGACTTGGTGTATGGCTCCTTACTGGTGACTACCCTGTACTCCTTACCTCTGGCGCTGACCATGGCGTTGTTCAGGTCGTCCTTGTAACTACCTGGAACATGGATACTCAGCAAGGTTCTCTGTAGCAACTGCTCGCCAGTACCCAACTCAGTAACAACCTGAGGTGCAACAAGACAGTTAGGAATATGAACGTCTTTATATGTCTTGATCTGCTCACCAAAGTCATTAGTCTCCTGTGACTCAAGAACATGAAAAGTCACAGGTTCTGTAGGTAGCAAGTTGGTAAGGAAAGTCATGTCAATCACTGAGCCTTGTGTCGTGGTGTGTACTTCTCTTCCTTGGGCTCGCTGGCATCCAGTCCACGAGGAACGTGGTAGTCAGCGACACTGATAGCGAGAACAGCCGCGCTCAGTGAACCAAGCATCATTGTCATCTGATTATCTATGTATCCTTTAGCACCAAGGATAGCCAGGACGATAATGACGATACGATAAAAATAGCTCCTCACCTTTGGGGATGCTAATTGCTTCATCTTCTCTCACCCTACTTAATCACAAGAGATCTATTGAACGGAAACTTACAACCGGTAGACCGAGCCATGCTGCCTGCTCACGTCTGAGGTACATCGACCCACCAGGACCAGACACAGACACGGTTGTCTGATAAGGACCTGCTGTGGATGACATCTGAGAGAAATCACCAAGTAGAGGTGCTGACACAGACATGGTGTATGAGCGAGAGACCATCTCAACAACAACCTGGTTGACGATAACCTCCTCGGTCTCACCGCTCTCAATTCTCTTGTCCAGGTCCATGCCGTAACCACGGAACACAGATCTAAGACCAGCGCTCGCTGACTTAAGCATCATATTGAGCCTGTTCTCATCTGACTCGCTGTAGGAACTACCAAGGTAGACCTTCAGGTCATCGAGTGTTGCGTAAACCTTACTTTCCGGCATGTGGATCACCCTTGAGACGTCTCACTTTGAGGGTTGCGGTCACCATGTACCACCACTCGTCCTCAAAATCACTGTCTGAGGCGTTACCAGAGCCATTCTGGTGAGAATTTCCGCTTTCTCCCGACTCTGTACCGGCGGGAACTGGTAGAGAATCCACTGTCTCAAGAGTAATCTTGAACATCCGAGAATTGTAGAAAACCCCGTAATCACCGTCATTACGCGATGAATCAGAAAGATAGGATGCAAGGTCGTGTGTGTCTTGCAAGGACCAACCAGCCTTATCCTTGTCGCTCAGAGAGCCAATCACAGCGTCTCCTGTACCGTTTGACGGTAGAGCGCTTGCATTCAGAATAGAGTTGTCAGCCTTTGAGCGGTAGACCTTAACAATGTCCTGGGTCCAGTCCTCCTTGAACGGAGCGACCTTGTTACCCATGATCCAGGTCTTGTCCAGTTCAGTGAATGAAACCCACTTACCATCTTTCTTGTAACTGATCTTGTTTCCTCTGGCTGACTCAAGAGAGATGGCCTCAATCTTTCCGGTGTGAACCATGTAGACACCAGCATGACCGTCAGTAGCAACAAGAGTACTGGTCAATTCAGGCATGTGATCCTCGGTCTCAACCTTGTAGTCCTCCTCTACGTACCCGTCACCAGGCAACCAAGGTAGACGTACAAGACCATTGACAACCTGAGCCTCATGCTCCTCATCCATGAACCTGAAACCATGAGTGAACGGAGCGTCATAGGAACGACCACTACCCTGAGGCAAGTAACCCTTAGTCCAACTGAACACGTCGCCACCATCCTCACGGGTAATGTCGTTTGTCCATCCCTTTGAGAAACCAAAAATCTCAGCCGGGTAGAACGTCGTCACCTTTGTAGTACTGTTGTACCTGTGATACATGTTAAATGGGGTGGCATGGTTAAGGATAGAACCTTTAAGGCCAGTTACCTCGGCAACATCAGCATCATCGTTAATCAAGTCTTTCCTTGACAGAGTTGTAATCTGTCTGGTCAGGTGCTCAAGAGATGTACGGTAGTCTTTCTCAGGGTTAACACCTTCCTTGATAGCGATGTTGATGTTCTTGTGCATAGAGAACATGTGCACGTGACAGTAAAAGTCACAGAAAAACATCCCATCACTCTCAACGACCTTGGTGTAGAAAGGTGTTAGAGGAAACAGGCTGGTCAGGAAATCAGCAATCTTCTCAGCATAATAGACAGGACACTCATCCTTGTTGTATGCGTGTAGGTTCTCGAGAGAGATGTAGTCCCAAATCTTTGTCAGCGGAATATATGACTCGATAGAACTGTGCTGGACAACAATGTGCTGTTTTACCTCATCATCTGTCAGACCGTTATAAGCGTCATAGAAAGCATCACGACTGACCTTTGAGTATGTTGAGTCAGTACTGAAACTCTTCTGAGTGAACAGATCAACAGAGTCAGGGTCCTTCTCGTAGAGAACAAACTTGATTAGAGACTCCTGGTTCTGGCGAGGTGAGATCTCACCAGCATAACTGATCTCCAGGACTGACTCTAAGGTCTCCTCGTCCATATGCTCGTGAACCTCTACCATAGGATAGAACTTCTTAAAGTAGTAGGTCACCTGGTCAAGGCCGTCCATGTAGACCTGAACTTCCTTGTTATCAAAGGAACTGAGTGACGCTGAGAAATCAATTCTTCCACCATCCCTGTTCATGATGGTGTCCGGTAGACCCCAGCCCTTGACAGAGTAGTCATAGTTCTCAGGGAACGTGCTCCGCTTGATACTGAACTTCATTCTTAACCGATACCTCGTTGTAACTGGTCTGTACTGTATGATACCCTAGGGCGGGGTGGGTCCGACCCCTTTGTCGCTTGACCCACCCCGCTAGAACCAATCGTAGTTTCTACCTTAATCAGGCGGCCTTGACGACCGTGAACTTTGATGGGTTCTTGATCAGGTACTTGACACGCTGCTCAATGATGAACAGTGTAGCGTTGTGTGCCAAGGCGTTGTAACCACCAATGGTACCCTCTGTTGAGGTACGGATGGACACTGGCATGAAAGCACGGTACACGTTACGGAAGTTACCCATGTAACCGAGAACCTTCTCAGCGTACTCGTACTCACCAGTGTTCTTGGTGATCTTGGTGGCTGTAGCGTGGTCGGACTCAACAAAGTTGATTCCCCACTGAGTGAACGGAACGTTCTTGCTCAGACCGGGGAAACGGTCGAGGTCATTCTTTGTCTGGGCTGTGGCAAAGGACATGAAACCAGCGTGTGACAACAGAACGGACTGGTTGTTCTGAGTTGACTTGGCAATGGCGTCCTTGAAAGTAACCCAGGCATCCTCAGTGGCCTTACCTGTAACCTCGGTTCCATCACCAAGGATTGAGACAGGGGCGTGAGTAGAGTCCTTGACACCGGTCTTGGCGTTGTAACCGTTGATGATTGCGATGTCACTGGACTTCACGATGGCGTCAACAGCGTTTGCAACCAGAGAGGCGATAGTGTCGTTACCGTGCTCAGAGGTAGCGGTCTCCTCGGTAACTGGGAAAATGCTGACGAGCTTGATCTCCTTGACCTCTGCCTCGTCCAGGTTTGCTCCGGTCATGTCCTTCTCGCCATCCTCGGCGACAAGAGATGCACCAGGAACACTGGTCTCAACAAGCTTGTCAGTGTTCCAGTTGATAGCTGAGGCACCAGCAAGGCTCAGCGCTGAGGTGGTACCGGTGACCCCGGGAAGAATCTCGCGGTAGATGTTCTTGATGTCCTTTGAGAGAACTGCGTCTGACATTGTAAATCATACTCCTGCGTACTGATAAAAAGTGCTACTTAATATTTAGTCGTGACTTGATGTCAGCAACAATCTGCGAGACACGATCACTGTCTGGGTCAGAGTAGTCCTTTCCGTCAAACACCTGTTGTTTGCGGTGATCTGACAGACCACTAGACCTGACCGCCTCAAGAGACTTAGCCAACTCGTCAACTGTTGAGCCTTTCAGTACATTGACCAGTTCATGTGAGATACTGTTGTCAAGAGCAAACGTGATTCTCATGTTCTCAGACTCAAGACCTGACTGCTTGTCTTTCAGATCCTCAATCTCAGACTTGAGTGAGTTGATAACCTCATCGTCCTGAGCCTTCTGCTCGCTGGCACCCTTTGAGCGCTCACGTGTCAGACGTTCCTTCAGGATCTCAGAGACCTTTGACTCGACCGCTGCCTTGAACTCGTCGCTGTCCTCTAGGCTCTTGTTCTGGAGACCTTCATCATCGGACTTACCACTGTTGTCCGTGTCAACCTGCTCACCCTCATTGGTGACGGTTACATTCTGGTCATCCGAGTCAACACTATTTTTATCGTTGTTTGTTTCAACGTCAACACTCAGACTCACTTTATCTCCATATGTGGTTCTAGTAATATGATCCCAACCTTTTGGCTAGGACTCAGTGTTTTAGTAAGAGAGTTTATCTCCAACTGAATACTTTAAATATCATGCTGTCCATTCTGTATCTATAACACATTGACAGTAATCGTGAAATCCACTAAACTCCTCAGTCTCAAGAGGATACCACTTGGACGCCATCTCAAGACAGTGAGCACACGGGCGCTTCCCATGAACAATACGATGAGCCTTGACGCTTACACCAGTCGTCTCACGTATCTTAATTGCTGTCTGCCTGAGAGTTGACCTGAACGAGTGGTTCACGACGTTTCCAGACATTCCACTGACGATGTTGTAAGCGGTGACAACCAGTTCACTATCTTGTCTGTCGCCACTACCAAGACGGTCGAGAACTGATGTGAACGTATCGTCTATCCTGGCACCGATCATCTCTGGTAGTGCTGGGGTAAGGATATGACCATGGCGTTTCAGTGAACCAAGAACACACTCACGAGACACACCTTCTGCTGCACGTCGTGACAACATAATTGCGTTCTTCAGATCCTCATACATGTAAGCGCTGGCATCATCAAGAGATACAGATGGGTCAGCAAGCAATACAGCCAGACTATCCAGAGTCATCTTCTCTGTCTGAGTAGCGATACCATGAACAAGTCTCTGCCCATGTGAAAGACTACCTCTTTTAATGATATGAGGAATCGTCAGTGACGAGATGTATCTACTCAGATTCTCAATAGCGCTAGTGTCATAGTTGTAGGCGCTTACCAACGTCACTCACCACCAGAGATGACAGACTGTGCCTCAGTCGTTATTGATGCGTACTTCTCAGCACTCTTTCTGGCCGCCTCAAAAGATGGCAACTCAGTAGTCATTGCTGTGTCCGCAACGCTCTCACCAAGAATGTTGTGACGGATGTATGCGCTGACATCCAGTCCAGGGGCGATAGCGGTGATCTTTCCAAGACCATCAGCGACAGCACCAATCTCTGACGATGGGATAGAGTCAAAGAACACTGGTGAGATGACCTCAAAGTCCTCGTTGTACTGACCAGTCATGACAGCCATTGACGTGATAGCAAGATTCTTGATTGACTCACCATAACCACGACGTGCTGAACGGACAAGGTTAGAGTACGGCTTACCCATCTCAACAAGAGTCTGAGATGAGAAAGATCCGTTCTCAGGGTTGAACCCAAACGCTGAGGCCGTCATACCTACCGCGTTGGCAAAGTTCACAGCGTTTGTTGACAACAGAGTGGACAACTCGCTGACATCTGGAGTCTGTAAGGTAAAACTGTTGACGTTAGACTCCTCGGTCTTGACAACAAGAATACTAGAGATGTTTGACTTGACGTTCTGAATGTCCATACTACCGCTTGACTGTGGACCAGCAACAGAGACTATGTTGTGTGAGGCAAGCCTGATGTCGTTTGCAATCTCCATTAACTTTGTTGTTCTCAGTCCAGCATCAAGAGCGTTCTTTGCTGCGGCGTTGATACGTGGTTCACCAAACGGCTTGATTGCTGGATCCTGGTTGTACACAAACGGAACCAGAGCAATACGATCTGTTGGTAGACTAAAGGTGTCAATGATGCGACCGTCTGTGCTGACCTTAAGAACCTGTCCAGGTAGGAACATCAGGTAGTCCTTGACTGTCTTCATGTTTGAGATTGGATCAACAGTATAGTTGTTGATAGCAAGACCAACCACCAGACCGTAACGAGAGTCCCAGATGCCAGTAGCCTCACGACCAGTGTAGGCTGTATAGACAGGAACACCTCGTGAGTCAGGTAGAACAGACACAAATGCACAAGCACTGATCATAGAGTTTCTGACCGCTGACGAGATGGCTGGGTAAGCCCCATACGTCTTCAAAATCCTGGTGAACCCAAGTTCATCATTGTTGAACCCGTCAAAGTCAACGTCATTGCACAGCGTGTCAACAGCCGTCTTACCCCATGACAGGTGAGTACGTAGTTTTGCCTCATACTTCTCTGGTAGAGAGATGGCAAGAGTCTTAGCACTTCTCTTGCCCTCATAGATCTCACGGTGCTCGTCATGAAAAGCCTTCTTCATCTCAAGGGTCTGTGTCATCCTGGTAAACACGTCCCTGAAATCCTTTTGTGTACTGATGTCCATAATTCCTATATACTCCTGTAGTCAGAGATAATAATGTCCGAGTTAGAGACCTCAATGTCTCCGCCTACAGACTCACTTACCTTGATACCATCATCTGCTTTGTCATTTGTCTGGACACTCTTGTATCTAGACGCAAAACTAACAGCCAGAGCCATACACTCAATCACTGTTGAGTCTGTCTTGCCAGAGATCGAGTCAAAACCAATTTGCCTGAGCATTCCACCTCTACCACTGAACCTCTGCTGAGCGTCAGAGATGATTGATGCCGTCTTAGGATCACCAAAATGACGTATAGTCCTATCGGCCACCTTACCCATAAAAGATGATGACGCCTCAGCCATGTCAGCCGGTCTAGCCATAGAGACCTTACCGTACTTGTATGCGCTGACATTCCTCATGTCCCACTTGCCTCGGCTGGAAAGCATCTCCTTACCACGGGACATTCCAAGATCACCGTCAAACACAATCTGCTTGACAACAGGTGAGTTGTACAGTGGCTCAATGACGCCCCACAGACGATCCAGCCAGTTACCATCGGTTGGCAACGATGCGATCACCTCTACCAGAGCAATACCGTCAGAACCTTGAGCGCCAACAGCGACATAACAGTTTGTGTGCTCAGGGTTTGTCTTGACACAGACAGCACGAGAACCTTTCAAGAAACCCATCGTCTTGACATCAGATGAGTTCTTACTCAAGGCGAGCGAGTTCCATAGTGTGATGTCAATAGCATGGTTCCTGTCCTGTGTTGACCAGTAACCAAGACGCTCAATGTTGAATGTCTCTGGTGACATTGACTGGGCCTCACCAGCAATGGTCTCCTCAGTCAGTCCACGCCCTTTAGCAAAGGTGATACCCAGAGCCGGGTTTGCCTCGTACCACTGACTGCGGTTCATTGGGTCAGTCAACTCAATGACGCCCCACTCGGCCCAGAACACACCCTTACCAGTACTCAGTTTTGATCGTATCTCAGCAAACCTGGTTGACAGACCGGATGACTTCATAGAGTGAGCGCCCTTTGTCCCAGCAACCTCTCTCGGCTCAGGTGTTCCGACATACCAGATCTGGTTGTTCTTGAATGATGACACGACAGGAACCAGAGCGTCCTCCTCACCACGAGCCAGTTCCTGCGCCTCGTCAAAAAAGATGAGGTTGGTGCTGCGACCACGACCAGTACTTCCACCACCACGAGTAAAGAACTCAACAGAACCAATCGGCCTGCCAGTCTTTGGGTCACGTGCTGTGATACAAGGACGCTTCACCTTCCTTCCAGGTAGGTCAGGAAAGAAACGTCTCAATGACTCTGGACCATACTCAATGATGTCAAGAACACGATGAAAGATAGCCACCGCTGATGCCTGCTGGTGTGAGGTGTAGAACATGTTGTCACCAGTGAACACCATACCAATAAGGATACGAGCAACAATGACCTCTGTCTTACCATTCTGTCTTGGAACTGACACGCCGTATTGCTTGTATGCATACGTCATTGTCTTGTCGCTTTCATTCCTGAACATCAGAGAGTACCTGAGCAACGAGGACTGAAACACCATCAGGTTAACACCCCATGACTTGAGAGCGTTGTCAAACATGGGGTCGTCCATCACAGACGGTAGAGACTCATCAGCATTCTTAAGAGTCGGCTCCTGTCTACCAATCTTGGGTAGATGCTCAATCATCTTCCTCGTCTCTCCTGGCAAAATTCAGAGAGTTACGAGCCGCCATGATTTCATCTACCTCTCTGTCAATGTTATCATTCTTTGTCCTGGCACCCTCTTCTTTGAGGATTACCTTGTTGATGTTAAGGATCTCCTTAGAGAACTTCAGACGTTGCTCAGGATCACTGGCCTTAGACATGTCCTCAATAAGGATTCCTCTTTGAGCCTTTAAGATAGCAAGGTTGTCACCTGATGCCTCAGCGTCTCTGAGAGCCTTGATGGTACTGCGTGGTCTCCCCATCTTTAACTGCACCGCCTATGGTTAAAAAGAAAAGAGTAACTTTATATTGAAACGACGTTGGTCTACAGTGACCAGTCGATACCGCTCTGAGTAAAGTCGTCATCCATTGTCTTGGCGGCGTCTATCTCTCTTTTCATTGAAATATCTGAGATCAGGCGGTTTCCCTTGATTCTGTTGCATATCTCGTGAACAGCCTCAAGGTTTGAGTAGTCATACGGGTTACCACCTTTATCTATAGGATGAACGTGATCAACGACTGGCCTTAGGTCACCACGGCAAACAGAGAAATCCAACGGCCTGCCACATAAGTAACAGTATCCGTTGGACTCTCTGAGAACAGTTCTTCTGACCTGACGCCATCTAGATGTATGACGCGGGTCCGGCATATCATCCTCCTATGATGTTAAAGTGGTTCAGTGTGGTAGGTCTTTTTTTTTATTACTGATACATACAGTCGTAATCCATACCGCCATCATAGACAGTCTCTTCTAAAAGAGGCTTGTTGTTAAAAAACACGTACTCAAGAGCATAGACATATTTTCTCTCTGACCAGCCAAATCCTAGAACATAGTCAATATAGTGTCTCTTTATCTCGCTACAGATGTGGCCTCTGTCCATACCTGATGAGTTAAAGTAGTTTGAGTACTTGCTGAATGGCTTGATGTAGTACTGGAAACGACTCAGGAAATTTGTTGCCTTAGACTCGTCGCTGACGGTATCGTGGTCTTCATCAGTACCCTCAAACAGTGATGGCTGACCCTGATGCTCTGGACTTCTTCTTGATGATACCTTGTATGACATGTGATTTCTCCTTAAGGTTCTAGTATTACTGACAGTACTTATTATCTGCTAGACTCAGAATGGTGGCTCACTGTCATCAATACTGTTGCTACTAGAGAACCAGTCAAAACATGTCTCCTCGTCCTCACTATCATCACTATTGTCATACTCGTCATAATATAACTCTGACTCACCAAAAGGCAAAGACTCGACGTTGATAAGACGACTCATCCAGAAACTATCCTTGAACTGATCTTTTTCAATCTCCTTCTTATCCAGTTTCTTTGACATCCTGTTAGGATTCCCGTCTACAATCTTTGTGTACGCTGCGTAGACATCAGCCGGGTAGATGTACCTCAGTACTTCCTTATCGTCTTCCTCGTCCCACTCAAGACCAACATACACATCAGGCTTGTTCTTGCCCTTCATGTATCTGTATGTTGATGCTGTCTCAGATGAGAGAGCACCCTTGTTCTTGATAGAGACATTAGCCAACTTAGTGTAGGACGTACTCTTCTCTCCACTATCTTTCTTGATGACAATTGCGTCGATGTCGTACTTCTCACAGTCGAGTGACGCTGGAATGACATTCAAGCCATACCACTCGTACAAGAACTGGTCCAAGGCAATAATGGTCTGACTCTCAAGGTATGCTCCCTCTGATGCACGGTACAGCATGTAGAACAGACCCTTCTCAGCATCAAAGTACTTACTTGAGTATGACTGAGACTTGATGAAAGGATTACTGTCGATCATCTCTGCTGCACCATTTGCGTAGTCAATGATCTCGTGATACATCGTCTTGCCACGGTCAGAGACTACAGCCAACATCCTTTGGACGTACCTGTCATAGATGACTGCCTGAGAAAAATTATGATCAAACTCTTCTCTCTTGTGCCACCCAAACGGCTTGTAACGCTTACAGTAGTGGTCATCACTACAAATCAGCGACAAGTGCTTGATGATGTTGCGACCACCAAGAATCTCCTGAATGTTCTGACGGTAGCCGTCCCAGATGTTTTTGAAAGAGTTCCAACTGGATACCGCTCTCCAGTTCTTGCTCCTGTCGTCATCATACAACTCAAAGTCTCTCTTGGCCTGGTTGAAATACTTTGATGACTTGCTAAGGATTTCTTCTCTCTCGTCATAAGAGATCACACTCGGTCTCTCATCGTACAGGTAACTTGGAACAGCGTTCATCTTCTTTACTGAATACATCTTTGTCATCTCCCATGATGAATTTATAGGTGAGATAGAATTCCTTGTTTTTCTATCTCATGATGTGCTTTGAATATCGGATGAACTATGCTATATCCCACTACTAAAACGGCATTATACTGCCAAAAAGTCGGCTACTAGTGATTTACTGTTTAAAATACCTCAGATGTAGGCGTTTTTACCTTGTTTAAAAAGGACGCTTCTACCGTATAAAAATACCATAGGTATGCACTCCATTTAAGGAAATGCATCCTAGGGATATTTCTGTGTTATAAATAGAATAACAATTATGTAACAGTTATTCTATTTACAAATTATCAGATGTAGTTTGCCTCCATACGAGCCTGTAGAGCCTTGACCGTCTCGCTACCAGCATACCCATCAACAGTAACACCGATGTGAGCCTGTAGAGCCGAGATGGTTCCAGGTCCAATAAGACCATCATCATCAACACCAAGCAAACGCTGTAGAGCGGCAATAGTCTGAGACCCCTCAGCGTCGTCGTCACTGACCCACTCCCAACCAGCACCAGCGGCCGGAACATTGTCGCTGTTAGAGTCAGCCTGAGAAGAGATAACACCATCAAAAGTCGTACCAAGAAGAAGTTGCATACGACCAGTTGTGTTCATGCCCCAGATTCCATCAACAAAAGGCTCAGGAGCGGAAGGCTGTGAAGGAGTAGATGACTGGTAGTTGGATGATGACCCGTAGTTACCGTTAGCCATCTCGTTGTACCAGTACTTGGCACGACTCATGTACTCGTCGTTCTGCCATGACGCAAGAGCGGCCGGGCACTCGGTACTGGAGAAGTAACTGTGAGGGAAGACGTTGACCAGCCACTCTGGTGAACCAAGGTCATATGCGTGACAAATTGCGGCGACCAGGTGAGCACCGTTCTCAATGGTCTCATCAGAGAGGTAGTACTCACTGTTTGAGACATCAGCGTGCTCGATACCAATGGACTGACAGTTGGTGGCGTAGTCACCAGCGTGCCATGCTGTGTCCCAGTCGTGAACCAGTTGACCGATAGTGCCGTCCTTGGTCACCTGGTAGTGTGCTGAGGCTGGGCGAGTTTGCCACACGTTGTAACAACCCTCGACACTGAGGTTACCAGCATTGTGGTGCACAAGAATCTTGTTGATCTCGTATCCGTCACGACCCTCGGTGTAGTGGTGATCCAGGAACATGTTTACGTCAGCGATTAGGTTCTGCCAGTCCTGCATAATAAACGACTCTCCTCATTAAAAGTCTACACGTGTTGATGTCTACATATGTTGATACATCTTGTTGACTTAAATATCTATATAAGCACTGACAGGTCAACAAGTTAGTAGTAATCAAGATTCTTACTTGATACCAAATCAATAACTTTTCAAGACAAAGAAAATGACCGGGTTCCCTAGGAGTTGCGATAAGAGGGAACCCGGTCTGTGTGGTGCCAGTACCTGCGGAGAAAATATGTCAGTAAATACGACAGGTCACTGCACCAGGAGAATATCACTGTTGACTGTCAGTGCTTACACCAGGACGCTCAATGATAACTTTATCGTCTGTTGACACATAGTCACAGTCATACTCATCCTTGATTATAGAGGGAGGCTCTGGAGGCGGAGGCGGTAACTGTCTGTTGATGTGGTTACGTAGCGTCCACGTGTAGTTACGTGTGGCCTGTGCCTGCTTGAACATCCTCTCGATGTCATTATACTGCTGTTGCTGCTTGTCATGAAGATTCATATAGTCCTCTCTGAGACGATCACTCATCTCGATCAGACCGTCCAAAGTGTCCTTGGATCTGTCTCTGACGTTGTTCCAGACAGCGGTGAAGTATCCGACGCCTGCAATCATCAGGGCGCCGACAAGGAGAACAAGATCATGGTTGATGCTTTTCAGGAACTCGGGGAGCATCTGTGCAACACCTCATTGTGCTTGAAGAAAAGGTAGATAAAGGTTAATCGTTTTTTAATCAGACTGACGGATCTACCTCTTTGCTACAACCTCACCCTTCAAGGATCGTTCCCTCGTCCGTCAAGAATATCTATACGTAGTCACTTATCGTTGCAATATAACGGATTGGTGTCTGTTGTCACGAGTCTGTCATAGTCAGGCACAGGCTTGAAAGGGGTGCCTGGTAGTGGTCGTTGTGCCATGTCTTGGCGCTCGCGGGGTGTCTTATCATCACCTGCGCCTGGACAAAGAAGAACCCCGGATACACACTGGGAGTTAAGATGTGTCATCCGGGGGAGTACAAGACTCAGCACGATTATTTTATTTTACAAGGATTTTCCGTGCCTCTTCTTATCATTGCTATGCGTACAATATCAGATGAATGACACGGAATCAACCTTTAGGACAGTGCCGATTTTTGCCTGGATTTCCAGTGGTTTTCTTTAGTCAATGATACGGATACCGGTCATGATCTCGGGCTGCTTGGACGTTACCTGGCTGCGCTCACCGGTAACCGGGTTGGTCCAACGAGCCTGCACCATTTCCTCACCGATTCTGGTCCTGGCAATCTTGAGACCACGAGAGGTGAACCACTGGTGCTTGTTCACCTCGGTACGCCAGACACTAGAACCAGGTGCAACATAACCATTCTTCTTGACGTAGAGACAGTATGACTCGTACATGTCAATCTTGCTGCTGTAGATACGAGAGTCACACTCCTCCAGACAGTCATCAATCCACATCTGAATCTTGTCACTACCACCAAGCCACTCCTGCTTAGCCTCCTCCATCGTCTTGGACGGCTCAATAGGGATCACAAAATCGTTATCAGAAAGTTTCATTCCGTAACGGATGAAAACCTGTGTGGCATACTGTAATAGAGGATCATCATCTGGCAGGTTGTCAATAGATGATGCACTCAGTGACGGATCAGCAAGACGCTCGTGAGGCCCCTGTGGATTCCTGGTGAATCTGTATGGTGTAGGAATAACCATGAGACGACGAGTGATAGCCGGGTCCATGGTGCTCACCTGTAGCAGGTTGTTTGTGGCGACGATGATTGAGAACTGGACCTTGAAAGAAACCTCGTCAATACCTTTTCTCTCAGCCGTCATTCTTGGTGTGTCCACCAGTTGCTTAATCTGGTTCTCATCCATGTAACGGTCCTTGGGCAACTCCTCAAAGAACACGCAACGAGCACCCTGTAGACGGAACTTTGAGAAACGACTACGCTCACTGGATGTCAGAACAGATGGCGTTGAACTCACGCTGTAGCCGTCACCAAGAACACGACGGATGAGAGCAATGAGAGATGACTTACCGTTTGCACCAGAACCGTGTAGGTGCAAAATGTGATCAGGCGCACGACCAATCATTCCTGTAGCGATGTAGTAGAGCAGGTACTCGCGGCTGTCCTCTGGAATGGCGGACATGATAGCGTCAAACCGTCTCTTGCCCTCATCACTGACTGGACGCCAATCGTCTTTACAAGCATCCATGAACTCGTTCCAGTCGATAGACACGTTTGACTTTTTTGTGCTCAGCATATCCGGGTCAGTGCTTATCGATCTCTTGTACTCAAAATCAATAACCTTGTTCTTAAAGTTGAACATGTACGGGTTGTTGTCAAACTCATCAATTGAGATTCTGACAGCATCCTTAAGAATCGGAATCATCGACCTGTGCAACGCAGCCTTCTTTAACTGTGACAGGTACTTCTCGTTGAAACGCTCCTGGTCCTGAGAGTGTGAAAGTACCTCGCATGTACGAGACAGTACTCTTGACACACCAGCAATAACCATGTCCTTAGAGGACTCACGCCAGATACCAGTGGACGGAATGTACTCCATCCACTTTGATGTCTCCTCAGCAAAACGGAACATCATGTCAAAGTCTGTGCAATTAATGATGTACTGAGCAACATCGCTCTCGTTGACAAACAGACTAACATAACTCTTGAACTCGCTCTCAACCAACTCAACCTCATCAGATGAGAACTCAATTACACTCTTAGCAGTCATGGATCGCAACTCCCTCATAAGATAAATAGCCTTGTAAAAAGTAATCAAATGAAATGGTTTTTATGGTTAGCAATGATAAAAACTCATTTCTTGGTGGTGAATATCAAAAGACCGGCCCACGCATCCAGAACCTCAAAATCAGCAAAAAAGTTCCGTGCTAACTACGTTTTTTCTTTTCTTACTGTAAATATAAGTAAATAACATTTTTGTATCAATTCCCCTTTCTGGCCGTTCCGGCCCGTCTGTCCACCCCGTCTCCGTAGAGTACGGCCTCTTGAAACGCTGTTTATGTAGGATGTTTTGTACCTGGTACGTGGAATGAAAAACTCTGTGTCTTATCTCTGTGTAGTGGTTTCCGTCGTCAGACGGTACAACAGAGGTACAGTGAATCACTCACCTCATAGTAGACCTCTTATAGTGGTGACCTACTATGGCTAATCCAGACTAGGGCGGTGAGTCAGAGATACTTAACAGTTTATCTGTAGAATGATGTTCACTGGTCAAGTGAGTAGTGCTCTAGGTGCATGAGTCGTTTTCTCTTACCCGGGGGCAGAACGGGCACGCGCCCGACTTCCCCCCGGACCCCCGTCTAGGGCGCCGGGTAGAGCGGCGTCGTCACTACGTTCCTCCTGTTTCCGCTCTACCGGTCCTTAAGAAGGATCTTTTGTTTTTTATTTTTCTCATAGGTAGAGTAGACTCGCTCTAGATCGGACTAGCGTCAGAGGGTTATCGGATCAAGGTTCCTATGAGGAGGTGAGTAACCTGTTTGAGGTACATAACTCGATAGTTGGACCGCTCGATCTGTAAAAGTTCTAAGCGCCGCTCAGGCGCCTGAGACGCTCTAAAACGACCCGGGTTCCTGGGGGTGTGCACGGTGTGCAGAGGTTCCCGGGACCTCCGTATAAATAGAGTATAATAAAAAAATTTCACACCCCCCCTGGGAACCCTTGCACAGTATGCACAGTACTATTTTTTAGATCAAAAACGTTGAGATTCCAAGGAAAAGTAGGGGTGTTGCTGTGCACGGTGAGTCATGCACAGGCGTGCACATGTGCACGCCCAAGCCGTTTTAGAGTGCACAAAGGGGGTATTTTTACTGTCCAAGGCATAAAAAAGACTATGTTGTGCACTGATCAGCGTGCACAAAACCCCCTTTTGTGCACGCCTGTGCACGCTCTGTGCATGTCAGAGAGGAGCGTTCCGTGCACAGACTTTGTCATGACAAAGTCTCTTTCAAAACCACCTCTGAGAGAGTCATGAACTATGCTATGTCTCACCTGGATTGCTCGTCTCTCAGACCATAGAAGAGAGGTATCTATCAACTAGTACGTGTCACATACTCAGCTACCAGTGAAGAACACGTATAAGCCTGTTTAAGAGCCTCTAGTGAACAAGGACAGACTCATACCACTGTGGTCCTGTAATGCTCTACAAGGCTATTATACGGGCTCTGAAATGCATATAAAGGGTGTATCACCACAGCGCTGTCTTACCTGAACAAAGAGCCCTATATACACCACCTAGAAGGGATCCTTGAAGAGAGAAAGACATAGAGATCAACACATACTGAAGTGGTGTATCATCTCTACAGAAAAAAAATAAAAAACAAAAGATCCTTCTTAAGGACCGGTAGAGCGGAAACAGGAGGAACGTAGTGACGACGCCGCTCTACCCGGCGCCCTAGACGGGGGTCCGGGGGGAAGTCGGGCGCGTGCCCGTTCTGCCCCCGGGTACAACTAGATAGGTATGAGCAAGAAACAGCGAGACACAAAAACGCTGAGCATCACATACTCACTAGAACAGCAAAAACTGTAACACGGAAAAAGAAAGAGACCTTGACACTCACCTACGAGAAAAACACCACTTGTAGGCGCTGACACTATAAGGCCGTACTCTACGGAGACGGGGTGGACAGACGGGCCGGAACGGCCAAGAGAAAAAATGTTAACAGGAGCGTAGCGAGAATGAACAGGTGTAGGCGCCGACAAGTAAGAAAAAAAAAGTAGTTAATCAATGTAGGCGCTGACAAACACAAGAGAGAGAAAGAGAAAGTCAGATTGTGTACTTACCTGTAAGCGCATACAACTAGAAACAGAGACAAGAGTTAAACAGCAATACTATTTGTCAGCGCCTACAAATAGAGAGACAAGAACAAAAAACAAAAGATGTATACTTGAGGGCGCCTACAATAAGAGAACAGAAAAGATGTATTGACTACTTGTAAGCGACTACATGTGAGCAAGTAGAGATAGTCAGAAAAACAGTAGTCCTGTATGGGCACTTGTAGGCGATGACAAGTAAGTAGGTAAAGGTGCTGAGTTATAGGTGAGTTCAATAACTGAGATTGTCCAACTATAACTCAACCCACCCCAAAGAGACAAAACAAAAAAAGAAAAACCACACGACACATTCCCGCCTCACCAACCACAGCACCCCGCGACTCCAGCCGACACAGACCCACATCCAATCATCCTGTTCTCCACCCATCTCCGCGCTCCCGTCCTCAT